GAGAAAGCTCTGGATCAGGTCGGAGCACAGTGCACTGAATACGTTACTACAGGCTGCTGGCGCAATCGTGATGAAGAAAGCACTGGTGCTTCTAGACGAGTACGCTAAGCAGTGGAACATTAACTATAAGTTTGTAGGTAACATACATGACGAAGTACAAACAGAGGTTGCAACAGAGCAGGCAGAGACTTTCGGCTGGCTTGCGGTCGAGTGCCTTAAGGCGGCAGGGATCTACTACAAGCTCAACTGCCCCCTCGACGGAGAGTACAAACTCGGGACAACTTGGGCGGAGACACACTGATGGGTTGGAACAAAGCCAAAAGCAACGAAGACGGAACTAGGGCTACACCTATAAAAGACAGTCAATCTAGGAAAGGAGACTTAGCAGAATACTACGCAGTAACTTGGATGTGGGACAACGGTTACGAAGTTTTTAGAAACACGAGTAGCTGCGGCCCAGTAGACATGGTTGCGTTTAAAGATGGAGAGTTTATATTGATAGACGTAAAAACATCAAACAAAGACGGAAAAGTCCAAGACAAAAGAACAAACGAGCAAATTGCATTAGGCGTTGTTTTTCTTTTGTTCAACAAAGAGACGCGAAAGTGTCGATGGGTAAAACATAATGAGTAAATCAGTGTACAACCTAGTAGACGACATATACAAACTTGTGTCTACCAAAGAAGTGCCCGAAGGCGTTGACTTAGACAGCGCCATAGAGACCTTTGGTGAAAACGTCAAGAACCTCATGCGCAAGGAGTTTACACCAGAGGATCGAGATGGACGCACGTTACGTATGTCTAACATAGGCCGGGACGACAGGTATCTTTGGAACGTGGTTAACAAGCCAGAGACATCCGAAGAGATACCTCCACATACGTACGTGAAGTTTCTCTACGGACACCTGATCGAAGAAATGTTGTTGTTCCTAACCAAAGCAGCAGGACACGAGGTTACAGATGAACAGAAAAAGGTTAACGTTAGGGGTATCAGTGGTTCTATGGACTGTAAGATTGACGGTGTTGTCACTGATGTTAAGTCTGTTTCGTCTTATGGGTTTAGAAAATTCAAGGATGGAACTCTGGCTTACGATGACCCGTTCGGATACGTTGGTCAAATTAAGGGTTATGCGTTTGCTGAAGGACAGACCAAGTTTGGATGGTTGGCAATGGACAAACAAAACGGGCATCTGACGTACCTCATGTACGACTCTGAGGACACTCAGGCCCCTGTCTACGACCTGATAAGCTATGACATAGAGGATCGCATAGAACACGTAAAAAAGCTAGTGGAGCAACCAGAGCCTCCTACCGTCTGCTACAAGCCTACAGACGATGGAAAGAGCGGCAACCAGAAACTCGCCGTCGGTTGCTCGTACTGTCAATACAAAAAGGAGTGTTGGCCTCAAGTTCGCGCCTTCGCTTACTCATCAGGGCCACGTTATTTAGTCGAGGTAATCAATGAGCCGAAAGTCCCGGAAATCACGCTATAATGGCTACAGGAGCGGGTTTGAAGAAGAGCTATCGAAGAAGCTACAACCACGAGGCTTTAGCTACGAGCCGTGCAAGATACCGTATACAATCCACAGGAACTACACCCCAGACTTTGTGTACGACAACGGAGAAACCAAGTACTACATCGAAGCCAAGGGGTTCTTTAGAATCGGAGATACTCAGAAGTATAAGGCAATCGTTGACTCGCTCTCGCCGACGGAGGAGCTTGTATTTATCTTGATGAAGCCCAACCAGAGGGTAAGCAAAAGTACCAAGATGAAGATGCACGAGTGGTGTGACAAATACAAAATAATGTGGTACAATATAGATACACTGGAGGAGTTGATTGAGTATGTTAACGCTGGAAGAAACTAAGGAGCGTCTCTTGAAGCTGTACGACCCAGATGACCTGCTAGAGTCTCTGCGGATAACATCTGAGGAACTCTTAGACAGGTTTGAGGACAAACTGATAATGAACCTAGAGAGCTTTTGGGAGGAACTTTTGGAGGATCAGGTAGATGAGTATTGACAACGCTACACCAGAGGAGTGGGACAAGAATCGCAAGGGCTGTACCCCAGTATACGGCAAGCTGTTTCACCCCAGCGACAAGACTACCAAAGGAGATCCTGTAACTAAACCCGACCACTACAACTTAGGAGCCATTGAAGCCATAGAAGCAATCAAAGCGTCTATGCACCCTCAAGACTTCAAGGGCTACCTCAAGGGTAACATAATGAAGTACCTTTGGCGTTACGAGTACAAGGGTAAGCCAGTGGAGGACTTGAGAAAGGCACGTTGGTATCTTGAGCGGTTGATTGGAGAGTCACTTTAATGTGTTATATATGGAGCAAATGACACTTTATTGCGACAATGTGTTATATATGGAGCAAATGACACTTTATTGCGACATTTATTGAACATTGGAGGGTAGATCAACATATATGAAAGTAATCGAAGGTTCGTTTGGCAAGACCAAAGAAGGTTACGGCCCACCAAAGGCATCTGAAGTTGTAAGCGCCATTCTTGAGCACGTTACCAAGCTAGAAGCGGATGAACAGACAGTACGTATAGCAGCGGTTATATACGTAGATGACGTAGATATGTCCGTCTTAGGCAACGAGCATTACCCAGATGGTATGTTCATGTTGCTGTCTATGGCTAAAGATTCTATTATGAAAGAAACACTAGGAGGTTAGGTGAACACATACGAAACAAACAAGCTAGGCGTGTACGAGAGCTACATTCACAAGTCACGTTACGCACGGTACATCCCAGAAGAGAACCGCCGTGAGACGTGGCCTGAGACTGTCAATCGTTACGTCTCTTACTGGATGGGAAAGGAGTTGCTCACGGAAGACGAGGCAGAAACCCTGCGCAAATCCATTGAAGGGCTTGAGGTTATGCCTTCGATGCGAGCACTGATGACCGCAGGTGAAGCCCTAGACCGTGACAACGTAGCTGGATTTAACTGTAGCTACCTGCCTATTGACCACCCTAAAGCGTTCGATGAGATGATGTACGTGCTTATGTGTGGCACAGGCGTAGGCTTTAGTGTTGAGCGGCAGTACATAACAAAACTACCGGAGGTCGCAGAGAAGTTCCATGATACAGAAAGTGTTGTACACGTTGCGGACAGCAAAGTTGGATGGGCAAAAGCATACAGGGAACTTATTGCCATGCTCTATACGGGTCAAGTGCCTAAGTGGGATACAAGCAGAGTTCGACCTTCTGGTTCCCCGCTCAAAACTTTCGGAGGCCGGGCTTCTGGCCCAGAGCCTCTTGAAGATTTGTTCCGATTCACCTGTGAAGTCTTTCGCAACGCTGCTGGACGAAAACTTAGTTCCATCGAATGTCACGATCTCTGCTGTAAGATTGCGCAGGTTATTGTCGTTGGAGGAGTCCGTAGAAGCGCACTCATCAGTCTGTCTAACCTTACCGATGATAGGATCAGACGAGCCAAAACAGGACAGTGGTGGGTCGATAATCCACAACGAGGGCTAGCAAACAACAGTGCTTGTTACACAGAGAAACCAGACTTTGCGGCGTTTTTAAATGAGTGGAAAAGTTTATACGAGTCCTACTCCGGTGAACGGGGAATGTTCAGTCGAGTCGCCAGCCAAAAGCAGGCTGCAAAAAACGGTCGAAGAGATGCTGACTGGGACTTTGGGACGAATCCCTGCTCAGAAATTATCTTACGCCCTTATCAGTTCTGCAACCTATCGGAAGTTGTTGTCAGGCCAACCGATAGTCTTAAAGATCTTAAACGAAAAGTACGTGTTGCGGCTATCCTTGGAACTCTTCAGGCGACGCTGACTGACTTCCGGTACTTGCGTAAGGTCTGGAGAGATAACACTGAAGAAGAGGCGTTACTAGGTGTATCGCTAACAGGCATCATGGATCACCCTGTGCTGTCTGGGCGCGAGGCTGTAGGAGACAACGGTGAACGTAAACAACTTAAGAAGTGGCTTACTGAGATGCGCGATGAAGCTATTAAGACTAACGCTGAGTGGGCTAATAAACTTGGGGTTAATACTTCTACTGCTATTACTGCTGTTAAGCCCAGCGGTACTGTCAGTCAGCTTGTTGATTCTGCTTCAGGCATACACCCGAGATTCTCA